TTTTGCCCTGTCGGCACTTTAGACGCTGATGGAGTTAATACTACTCCTGGATTTCCTAATAAGCCCATTTTGTGTGTGTTTTTGTGTTGTTGTTTTTACTTTTTTAAATTCTACAACAAAAATAGACTACTGAACAACTTTGACTGTAATATTGGAGTTACCACCTGGAATACTTCTTGTAGATTCCGTAGTGATGTTTTTTGATAGCTTATCTTCTTCTTCTGCTAATTTAGCTTTACCTAAATTATAAAAGTGTTCGGCAATTTTATCAGCGTTCATACCGAAGTATAATGCTTTATGAAACCCTTGCGAGTCTATCAATTTTCCATTTTTTGGGTCAAAGAACTTGTTGTTAAAGTTGTTTAAATCAGATTGTGCTTTTTTGGCTTCTGAAATGTTTTCCGGTTTAATTACCAATTCCTCAAATCCTGTTTTTTCGTTTCCTACTTTTACTTTGAAACCTTCAAAGTTATCAGTAAAGATATTTTCAGTTTGAGCAATGTAGTCATTTCGGTTTTCTTGAAACAACTTGTCGTCTTCTTCTTGTTGTTTTGCGTAATTGTCTAAAGTAGTTTTAGCAATTCGATAGTCTTCAGGGATTGATTCGTCAGAACCTCTTGGAACCATAAATTCCTCTTTACGACTTTCTAATAACTTCAAACCTTTTTGATAGTCACGCTCTATATTAATTTGACGTTCCATAACGAAATCTTCTTCGTCAATATCTTCGTCAAACTCATAAGTTCTTTTGTACAGAAATTCTATTTGCTTATCATTTAAAGTTGGATTTTCCGCCTTTAAATTTTCTAACAAAATAGTTTCTTTAGGTTCTTGGCTCCAATCTTTTTGAGTAGCTAAGAAATCTGTGAAACTTGAATTTCCTGTTTTTTCTTTAAACTCTAAAAACTTTTCTACCTCTGGAGTTAATTGCTTAACTTCTTTTGGCTTTAAGTCTTCAAGTTTTTCAGCAGTAATACCTTTCTCTTTTAAGAAATTTAATACTGCGGTTTCGTCAATATTTGTCTGAACGTTTTCTTGAGTAGCTACTTCTTCATTTGGTTTTTCTTCTACAACTTCGGTATTTTCAACCGATTTTTCTATTGTAGGTTTTACTTCTTCAACAACTTCCTTAACTTGCTCAACCACTTCTTCTTTATCGTCAAGCCAATTTGATTCTTCTGAACTAGACTCAACTACTTTTGCTGTAAAATTGTTTTCTTGAGAAGTTTCAATTTGCTCAGTATTTTCAATTTTTTCGCCTATAATTTCTTCATCTTGTGGCATAATGTATGTATTTAATTAGATTTAATAGAGCAAATGTATAAAAAAAATCTATTGCATATTAAAATATAATACTTTTTTTCGATAGTTGTTGCAAAAATGATAAATAGTAAGTAGGTTTGTGATGAAATTATTTGTTGATATAATATTGAATCTTTGTTTGGACGGGAGTTCGATTCTCCCCGACTCCACTACGCAAAACGTTTATGTTTGATAAGTGGTCGTACACACGATATAATTTGGGGTCGCCTGGTTTTGACAGCAAATAAGTAGATATTAAGGAGAATTTTTTCATAAAAACAAACGGCAAAGTAATTCGCCTTAACAATGAGCCATTAAGAATGAGCGCATAGTTACGAAACTTGGGAGAGCGAAAATCTCCCTAAAACGAGTAAATGGCGGAATTGTGGTAGTAAGGTAGTGAAAATTACAATTAAAACACATTGGTAGACGCTAGGTTAGTAGTAGTGAAGTTAGAAAGTGGAATTTCTGTCGTTCGTCAAAAAAAAAAGAACTAACCAACCATTGTATGTTCGAATCATACTTTACTCACAAAATCCAAAGGCGAGAAGCGAGTAGTGATTATTCAGATGTAAAGACGCTTACATTTCAGCGGAAATGAAAAAACCCTATCGTAATTGATAGGGTTTTGTTTTTAAGACTGTTTCTGAACTATTTTTTGTTCTTCGTTGTTTGCTACTTGGATTACTTGCTCTTCTCGTAAATTTAATCCCATATAGCCTAATATTTTTATAATTAGCGGAACGTAATTACTTGGGTGCAATTCAAAGTTTTGTAAATCACTTGCCGAAGCATTGTAAACCGGATTACCATTAACGTTAATATAAGTCCAATTCGGATTTTTTGGTTTTCTTAAAAAGAATAATTCAGCAGAATAACCACTTGTAAGCATTGGGTAAATTCTAAATGATTCGCCAATTTTCTCATAAATAGGATAGGTAAAAGTAGGCTTAATCATATTTGAATTGATATGCTTGTTGATTTCCGACTTATTTACTTCTTCAATATCTATTTTTTTGCCTTGTGCATTTACTAATGAAAGATTTCCTGCTCTGTATAAATCAGATCCGCTGTAACTCCAAGTGTTACTTGCTAAATCATAAGTGAAATCAGAAGTTGTAGTATAAGTAGCGAAAACGTCAATTTGCTCACGAATGTTTTTAGGAATATTTGCGTACTCAGTATTTGACATACGTTTGTTTTCCTTATTTAACCAATTTGTGTATTGATAAAATAGGTCTTCAAAAATTTCCATTTGCGCCAATTGAGAGAATTGATTAAACTCAAAAGGAGAGCAATAGCCGAAGTTGTTCTTATTCAACAACTCCATTACAACATTTCTAACTTGATTTACTCCTATCATTTTATTTTGTTTTTAACTAACAAATGTTAGTTTTTTAATCTTCTTCTAATTCAAATTCTTCCATCTCCATTTCGTCTTCTTCAAAATCTTGTGGAGATTTGTTATTAGCACGTTGGTCTATTAAACGAGATTGCTGTGTCGCTTGTAATTTGGTTCGTTTGTCTTTTCTTTCCTCGCCTTCTTCAAACTTATCCATAGCAATTCTTCCGTTTATTTGAGCAATTTGAATATCGAATTGCCCTTTAACTTCGGCTGTTTTCCTGTTCTCATCGCCACGAGTTCTTTCTTTAGCAATTTCGCCTTCACTAATCATTTGTTGAAGCTGAGCATTAGATTGAGCTTCCATCTGAAGTGTCTGTTGTTTAGCTTGTTCAGACGTTTGACTTGCTCTAATATTCTCGTCCGCTTGAATTTTGTATTCTTGTGCTTTAGCTTCTTGTTGTTTTTTAGCGTATTTATCCATTAAAATAGCCATATAACCTACTGCTTGTTTGAAGTTTTTAATATTCAATACTTTGTACTTGTCAGCAACAGATAATTGACCTTTTTCGATAGCCATAGACATATCATTTTCCAATTTAGCTCTTTCTTCATCGTCCAAATCCAAATCTAAGTAAATCGCAAAATCTCTTAAATGTAAATCTTTCATTGATTCTAAATCCTCAACAGAAGTAGCGCCAATTTTACGAATTAAATCCTCTTTTAGTATTGGGAAGTATTTTAAAACATCTGAAATTCTATAAGTAGCAGCTTCACAAACTCTTCTTGTGATTTCTTTTGAAGCATCCAAAATATGACGAGTTGCTGTATTGGAATTTAATGCAGCTATCTTTTGTAATCCTACTAATGATTCTTTATCGGGATTTGAAGCGTCACTTGCTTTGTTTAATCCAATAACTTCTCTTTGGTCATTTCGGTAAGAATCTCTTTCTATTCTTAATGCTTGTAACTTAGTTAAATTACCTGCTGTTTTCAATTCCGTAATTGGAATTTTTGAGTAATTATAAGTACCATCAGCACCCATTGTTCTACCAACAATCGAACCTGTTTGAAAGAACATATCTAATAATCCTTGTGGTTTTAAAACGTTTCCATCTCCTAAATCAACTTCGGCAATTGCGTCTTCGTCAATAAAGTAACCATCAGGCATCATTCTTTGAATCATCTGTTGCGCTTTCAATTCGCAAATTTGGATTAAATCATCAATGTTCATCATTCTAGCAACCAATGAGTCAATATAACCTTTTTCTTTATCAGGAGCAATCATAATATATTGGTCAAGTACTTTTTGAGTATTTGATTTTGGTCTAGCCATGTTTTCCATAACTTTCCATTTCAACATAATATCAGTACCTAAAACGTACTCTCCTTCAAATATAATTTCTTCTACTTTTGAAACTCTTTTGTAATCTTCTTTTTTAACTTTTGTAGCATCAAAAAATGGACTTGCATCAGATACAATTTTCTCTCCGGTAGCTTTTTCTTTTATTTTTTTGAACTTTTCTCTTGTGGTTCGGTAAGTGAAATATAAAATATTTGTAGTACCTTCTAATCTTTCGTTAGTAGGTGTATTGTAGAAATTATCCCAAGCTTGACCTGAATGACGTAATTGCTCTCTATACCATTCGTTTTTGTCTTCGTTTAGCCAAGGGTTTTCTATTAAAACGTCACTAATTAAAACTCTTTTAGCCTCTGCGTGCCAAAAGCAATCTCTATAATAAGGGTCGTCAGTATAAGATTGAATTTTGTTTTCAGGATTTACTCTTTCAATCATAATTCCTCTTTCTGGAACTAATCTTTGTTTTACGCAACCTACTCCTAATTCAATTAAATCTCGGATTACTTGCGGATTTATAATATTGTCGTAATCGCTATCTTTTAAAACTGTTTCGATGGCTAATTCTTGTGACATTTCGTAAGAAGGTTTGTACTCCAACTGTAAATGCAGTTGCATCTCTTCTTTGGTTTCTGGAATTTGGTCAATTGGCATATTGCTAACTTCTACTCCAAGCATTTCTTTAGCTTGTATAGCAATATCTTTTCCTAATTGGTCGTCTTCTATTGATTTGCGATAATTTTCTTTGGATTCTCTTGAAACTTGGTCAATTGCAGTTGCTTTAACTACATAACCACGATTTGACATTCCATTGGTTGTGATATTTACTAATTTCGGAATGATTGTAATTGGCTTTTTCGCCAAGTTTAACAAAGAAGTATCTCCATTAGTACCTAACTTATCAAAATACTTTGTCATAGGCTGTAATCCCTTAGCATAAATTCTTCTCTGCAAAAATTCATCTCGCTGAGTTTGGAATTTACAACTACTACCTAAATAAGGATAAAACCACTCTGACTGAATTGCTCTAGCAACACCCAATCCCCAATCAGATTGTTTCTTTTTTTCAAATGGGTCTAAAGGATTTGGATAGCCTACACCGCTTTTAATTTCAAATTTTTCTCGGTTATTGTTCATAGTAAACATTAATTTCAAAGCAAAGATAGAAAATTTTTATAGTACTTTGTAAATCAATACTATTTTTCTATTTAACTATATCTCTTAAACCTCAAAACTTGTGCTTTTTTCTCTATTTTAGGTCGATATGATTCTTGATTTATAGCCATAATACATAATCCCGAACTAATAGAAGCGTCATAATCAGTACGTTTTTTAGGATTAAATCTTAGCCAATCTTGAAGAGTTTTGTTAAATGGCATATAACCCATTGCTCCTTCTTCACGAATTGGCTTTTCCCCATCTGTAATCTCATATTTACCTACGAATTTGTTAATGTAAGATTCTAACGAGGTCCAATGCGCATTAATCATGTTAGGAGAAGAGTTTGGCATACCTCCGTATTTTTTTTCATCAGCAGACAATTTCATCGGGTCCTTGTCAAATCGACTTACTTGATAACCTCTATATCCGTTTCTGTAAAAGTATTCCAACATCGATTGCTTATTGTTCTCAGTCAAAATTGGCATAGAATAAAAAATACTCGCCATTAATGCATCTTCAAAAAACATTTCAGCATCTTTTGGTCGGCAAATGTACTCTAAGAAAAATTCATTACTTGGCGCATTGTTAATATTATACCCTGTCAATCCGTGAATTGCGCCTCTTGAACCTAAATTTTGCTGAACACCATTTTCTGTATCTACTAATTTTGAATCTACAACAGCATCTTTATCATAAGGGTCACAAGCTAACGTACCCGAAAATGGACTTGCCGGACATTTAGTTCTTATTCCATAAACCGTTTTCTCAACCCATTTATTTCTAAATTCAACATCCGGAATCCAACTTAACAAAAATCTGCCTTTGTCATTCGGACGCCATTCTACTTCAGTAAATTTAACTCCGTTTTTCCATACGAAATTGCCTTGTACTAAATTGTTGTGAATTAAATTCTTATTGTTATGCGAAATTTGGTCGTTGATTTTTTCAATATCAAAAAGCTGAGTTTGAAGTTCGTCTCTGAAAGCATCTTCTATTGTTATAGGGTCCAAACGCTTCGTGTTATTCAGAGCTTTTGCTCCCATAGTCCTTGCGGACGCAAATTTAGCTTCTAAGTATTGTAAAGCACCTTGAGTTTGTTCTACTCCTTGAAAATTTATAAAAGATTCTCCTGGTTTAACAATTTCGTGACAATAACCATAAACATCTGTAAATCCCTCATAATTTTTGTGAGCAGGAAGAAAATAAGAATATAATCCTGTTGCGGTTTCTTTATTACTATTTCTTTGAAGTACATTTGATCCGTAGTATAATGTTTGAAACTGACTACCTCCTTTATCTAGAGGATTTAAAGTACTCCCAATCAATGCTTTACCTACTAC